TTACTGACATCTTCAGACCACCTCTCTATGCGAGAAGTGTGCGATGGGTTGATGAGGTCACTGCTCCGGGGAGTTCCCGGAGCGTCCCGGAACATGTGGGATAAGAATTCAAAGAAACTAGTTTCTAGAATTCCCATCCTACCTGTTCCAGGACAGAGTACATGGTTGTCAAATAAATTATTAATGACAACAAAGAATAAGGTTATTTCTAAATTGCTTTTTACAGCATCAAAGTTATTAACCGAATCTAATGTACAATGGACCACTGATGTTACAACAGTTGGAGCTTGGCTCCAGTCTGCGTTATTACATGAGGAGAAACGTTTGTCCGGACATAAAACAGATTTTGAAACTGAGTCGAAAATAATTTCGACCTTCATTTATTCTGTTGATCCTAACCAACTTTTTTTCATGTGTGATGACAAGTACCTCTTTGAGATATTGTCTTTTGTTTCGGCTGAGATCTCTGTATTGACAGATGTTATCCCAGACTTTCATGCACGTTTTAACTTTAAAGAACAATCTAAGTTATTCTTAAACACAGTGAAGTTTCCCCGCGAATCATTTATCAAATTCGTTAAATACCATACTGCTTGTCCTATGGCAAGCGTTCTAGATCAAGATTTACCACCAAAACCTGATGGTTTTCCTGGACATTATCTTATCTGGACTGGTTCTATTAAACGTTTTCTTAAAAATATTTTGAATCGTCGAAACTTTCATTCTGTATCTGTTCCTCTTTGTCTTAAAGTAGGTATGGGTTTCCTCCAAGGAATCAAACGTGGTTGTGCCACTGTTGCTGATTCCTTTCTTAGAGAAGAAATCCGTTCTCATGTTAAGGCAATGACTACTCCTCCGACTTTTATGTCTCATTGGGAAAGTATTGATGCCTATTCTGGTTGTCCTATTAGCGAAGTTGCTATGTCATACGATGGTACTCTGATCATGGATCCAACCTCTTATAAAGAGGTTCGGATTTTCCATGATCCTATCAGAGAAACTTTCAGTTCGACTTGTAATGCTATTTTAAAGAACACCAGGAAAGCTTATACACCAAGAGCATTTGAACCATCTCATAATTCTTGTTTCGAGAAATCAAGAGCTAAAGGTGGTGCTTATATGGAGTTAGTGGAACAGTTAAAGTTACCTTTAGTTGAATCTGAGGAGATTTATGCTAAGGGTAAAATTGTAAAAAATATATCCTATCAGATTCCTGATATGGCTGTTGTATTGGAAATGTGTAGGTCACGTTACCTTGATAAATCTCAGACTAAAGATGTCTTGGAGCAGTTTTCTATGTTTTCAGATCTGATACCCAACTTTAATAAGTTAATGGATATTAGACCGAAAACAGCAGTTATTCCACTCTCAGAACCTCTTAAGGTCCGAGTAATTACTAAAGGTGAAGCGTTACCCGCATATGCAGCAAAATCACTTCAAAAATCTATGAAGTCTTATATTAATCGATTTCCTTCACTCATCTTAACTACTCGACCTCTTGAGGTTGAAGATTTTAGACGGGTTTGGGCATTTGAGAAAGTTATTGAGACTAGATTTAATTTAAAGTTAGATTTTTCTGATCATGTATCCGGGGATTATAAGGCTGCTACTGATAAATTAAATATTGAGTTTACAAAACTCATTTTTGAACAATTTTTAGAAGCCCTTAATATTCCTGAGATCGACAGAGCAGTTTATCGTGAAGTTCTTTATGAACAACGCCTTTATTATCCTGCACCATATACACGTTATCTACGTAGGTCTGATGTTGCACATTTAGACCAGACTCCAACAGAAAAACTTTTTTCAGTTGACCAACAAAATGGTCAACTTATGGGTTCTATTCTATCGTTTCCTGTTCTCTGTATTGCGAATTTAATTTGCTACAAGTGTGCACTTGATGAATATATTAATTCCAAAAGAATGAAGGGTGAACCGAAGCGCTATGTGAGCGTTTTCGATCTTCCTTGTTTAGTGAACGGTGATGATATTTATTTTCGCTCAAATCCGGTTTTTTACCAAATTTGGCTTAAATATATCACTATTGCTGGTTTCATTCTCTCTGTTGGTAAAAATTATGTTCATAAATCAGTTTTCACGATTAATTCACAGTGTTTTACTTATAATACGGCAAATGATTCATTGTATGAGAC